CGACTGTTCACCAAATGACGTGCCGCTTTGACCGATGTTCAGTTGCGCCGATGTTGATGCCGCTTTTACGTCAAGAGTGCAGGACGACAGGTACAAGAACGAGTTTGCGTTTGTGGCGTTGGAGAATAAATTGATATCACAGCTCGCGGAGACATTAGTGCCGCCGTTGCCCGTAATACCGTAAATGAAAAAATTGCTTGTTGCTGCCTTATTGATACTAAAGGCTGCCGCCGCCGCTCCAACACTTTCCACCGCTCCGGCCGTGAAGGCGGAGAACCCCGACGCACCGCTAACCGTAACGCTGATTATCGCGAGACCACCCGCCGGGCAGGTCCAAGTCACCGCCGCAGCAGCTGATACCGAATAGGTCGAATCGACTAGCAGATAGTCCCCTGCCCCGCAGACGCTAATTCCGCCGGTGATGGTTGTCTTTGCCTTGGCCCAGGTCGTCCCGTCCGAGTTATCCCCGGTCGTCGCCGCGAAGAATGTTGTCCCTGCCGCGTTGACCGGGGCGCCCGGGAACGCCGACATGAATGCGATCGCCCCGATCGACAGCCCGGCCTTTAGGAACCACCGTCGAGTCGGCCCTTCCTCGCGTAGTTGCTCTGCGACCAAACGATCCATCATTGTCGGCTCGCGGACTGTCTTCCGCGTCGTCACATCGAGCAGGAAATCGTCAAGCGACTGTATGGCGTTGCCAATTTCAGAAACGGCGTTATCAAACACCGCTTCGCCATAGGTCATCTTCGGCAGCTCTCGCACGAGCGCGTCAACCGCCATGTCGCCGGAAAATAAACGGCTCAGATCGGTCATTGCTTGACTGCTCCCCCAACGGTCCACATCGTTCTTGCCCCGATTGTCGCGAACACCGCTCCGGAGGTTGTCGTCCAGATAGTTCGAGTTGTTGGCGGCGGCGTGACGTTGGGCGGAGGCACAAGCAGCATGTTCGCCAGCGCACAGCCACCGAAGGCGACCAGCGCGAGAAGTGAGGCGATGGCTCTCCTCATCGAACAAAGACCGTCACTACACCGGTAGCGACACCGCTGCTCGTCCAGACCGTCGTCCCGGTTGTCGTGAGGCCAAGGCGATCTCCGGCCGCGAGCGTTGTTACCGTTACCGTTAAGTCTTGATCCGTCGCCGCCCCGGTGTTGGCATTGCAGCTGCCCGAGTGTAGCACAGTTCCCGCGCTCAGCGCCGTTGCGCTAGCGGCCTTGACGACCGAGATTGTAGCAGCGCCACCGGCAAGAACTTCCGGCGTGCAGCGAATACCGACAATGACCCGACCCGCGCGGAAATTCGCTATCGGGATGTTATTAGGGTTGATCCCCGGCACATATGTCAGCGCGTAGCTGACCGTTCGCGTCCCGAGCGTCGTGCATTTGTAGCCGGTGCCGGCCGCATCGGAGACAACCTGCACGTCGATATTCTGCTCGACGACAAGCGTGGTCGCGCCCGACCCGACCGGAGTGCAGCCGTAGAAGTTGGCCGTGCCACCTGCCGTCGCGAGGGTGAAGCCATTGGTGCCGTCAGAACCAAATTGATACGAGACCCCTTTCGTCCCTGCCGCCGGATTGGGGAGCGTGAACGTGATCGACGCGGCGTTCGCGATGAGAAGCGTGCCGCTGTTGTTGTTCGCGGCGTCGCAATTGGTGTTGACCGTGCAGGACGATGCGACGAGTTTGGTCCAGAGTTGACCGTTGAGCCCCTCGGTCGTCTGGATGGTCTGAGTTCCGGTGTTCTGCGTCCCGACCGTCGTGGTGAAGCCGGGAGCGAGGGGGATCGAGGTAACGGTGCCAAAGCCGCCGGCAGGAGCGTTCAGTCCGGCAGCCGTGCCAAAAGCCGTGCCGCCGTTGAATGTGCTGACGGACGGGTTTGGGTACGTACCCGAGAGATCACCGCCTGCCGGGCCGCTCGGGGTTCCCCCGCCACCGCTTCCGCCGCCATTCACAATCTGAGCAATCGCGCCCCCCGAAACGAGACACGCCGTCAGGACGGCGATGATCCGGCGCATGGCCTAGCGCCCCTCTCTGATCGTCAGCCCGGGCGTTGCGCTTGCTGCGATGAAGCAGAATTGATTGACCGGCGCCACGGGCCAGTAATGCAGGGAGCCAGCCGCCAACGATGTCGTGCCTGCGGTCCCGATCGCCGCCGTGCATGGCGTATTCGGGGTCGACGCCGCCGTCTCGCAATAGCCGATGACGATCGAGCCCCCCGTGTTATCGAGAGTGAGCGTCTTGCGATCGGCGTTGGCCCCGAGGCAATTCCCCGACGTGACCGATAACGTGGCCGTCGTCACGAGGTCCGAGACGCCGTGCGGCGAAGTTTGCGCCTGCGCGGCATGCCCGAGAACCGCCAGCATTCCGGCGGCGAGCGCTATCCTCCGCATCGTCTCATCCTTCCATCGCTCAAGGGCATTGTATCACACTCCCGAGTCGCGATATATCGGGCGCGAACTGTTGGGGACATCACATGATCTGGGTTGATCGGCTGGCGCTGGCTTGGGGCGGTCTGCTCATCATCATCGGTGCGATGGCATGGAAAGGCCCCGGATACCTGCTCGATGATCCCGGCGTCTGGTACATTCTCGAGCTTCTGGTCGGCCTTCCTTGGCTCATTTTGCGCGCTCTCGATTTCATCGTTACCGGGCGTGTTCGCCTGGGGTTGCTAGGAGCGGCGCTAGGGCGGAACCTGCGCCGGCAGCCCGATATAACCGTGATGCCCCCACACCCGGCCCCCCGGTCGGCGCGGCAAGATATCTGGTTAGCGCCTCGCGAGCGGTGAGATTCGCCAAGGCTGGTCCCGCTAGATAACCCACGCCGGTAGATGCACCCCCCAAAACAGCACCCGGCATTCCTCCGACCTCGTGGCCTCCCATCGCAGCCAATGCGATGTCGCGAGGAGCCGTGAAAAGATTGGCATGCTGCAAAGTTGATGCGGTGCCGCTTGGATTTCCAAAACGCTGATAGGTTTCCTTTCCCCGCTCCGCAACTGTTTGAAGCGCATCCAGCATGGGGGAATACGAGCCAAACAGAGCCGTGCGCGCCTCCGGCGAGAGGCGGTTGAGTTCAGTCGAGAATGTCGTAGCTGAAGTTGGCTGATCCTGCGTCATGCGGCCTGGTGTCGCCGCGGCCATGTCGCGCAGCTTATAGGCGGCCAATTCGTTAACGGCATCAGGCATTGCCGAGCGTAGGTCGTTCAGCGTTGTTCCGCCCGAACCTGTTCCACGCAGGGCATAATTCGCTGCCGTTTCCGGGGTGATCGAGTTTTGTGCCCCCGGATGGTTGATGATGTTGCTCAGCGTGTTCTCGATGAAATTGTGCCCCTGGTTAGTTATCGCATTCGCAGCCTGCCATTCGGACCCTGCGCCCGCTTTTGTTGCGGTATCACCAAGCGCACCCGAAAGCGCCCCATAGATCCTCTTCCATGCCGCATCGTTGCCATCGCGCGAGACAAGCGACATTTCAAGCTGCTCGCCTACCTTTGTCCGCCATGCCCGCGCCGTATCCCATTCAAAACCCGGTCGAGCGGGGACAGGAAGCGGAACCGTTCCGCTCGTAGCATAAAGGGGATCATTGAGGTAGGGTTGCGGGCCACGTAGATCCTTGCCAAGCGCACCCGATAGACCTTGGAAGACCGGATTAGTCATCATAGCCGCGACATGGGGCGCATCGGGCATCTTTGAGATCGTCTCGTTCAGGACGTCTTTTACGGGGTCCATGCTGACGATCGAGGTTCCTGGCACCTTCGCGCTGACTGCCTGTTCAGCTTGCTCCTGAGCTTGCCGGAACTGCCCCATCCAGTTACGCCCGTTCTCCTGCAATGCCATTCCCGCCTGCGTCGGCGTCTCTGATCGGCCAAACTGAGAAGCATAATTCTCGATGGCATTGCCGAACTCATCCGCTCCCGTCTGCGCCGCATGAATGGCACGCCCTCCGAAGGGTGCCCGCATGGCGAGCGATTGGAGCGCTTGGAGGCTCGGTCGACCGGTAACATCGCCTGCGAGCTGTGGCGTGATACCCGCCGTATCATAGGCACTCACAATCGGGTTTCCGATCCCGCGCGCCGCATTGATCCCACGCCCCGCCAACCCATAAAGACCGCCCGCAGCCGTTTGCCCTGCGAGGACACCCGCGAGTGTCGCTGCTGTCGGGTTATTACTTAAAGGCAGGATATTGCGACCAGCCTCACCGCCAGCACCGGAGAGCGCACCCTGCAATGCGGCCTTGCCAATCCCCGCTAAACCGCCAAACATACCAAGCGGTGCCGTCCCTCCTACACCTTGGGCAGCAGCCGCCATCAGCCGCTCGCCCTCGTTCTGCGGCTGCTGGATGGGCTGCCCAACTATACCGAGGCCCTTCATTCCCGATATAAGCCCCTCACTCGTGGGAAGTGATCGAGCAAGAGCAGCTATACCCTCGTCGCCACCCGGCGGGGTCGGGATCATGCTCATTGCTGAGCCCGGAGCGCCCACGAGGCCAGCGCCGCCTTCCAGCATTGCCCCGCCGAGCATTTTCGTCAGATGCTCGTTGGGATTGGGAGGCTGCTGATAGCCGGACCCACCAAAACGCTCCGCAATTGCTGGGTCGACGGGAACAGCAGTCCACCCGGGCGGCAACGTCGGGGCCGCTTCAGGAACAGCAGTCCAGCCTGGAGGCAAATCAGACATTACGGTCCGCCTGCGGGGGGCACCAAAATATGCGGCTGACCGTTAATGATGGCGTGCCATTTCCCATCCGCCCCCATTGTCGCCCCCGGTATAGGCGGAGCGGAGGGTGGCTGGGTTCGCTGTGTTGCGGCGGGAGCGCTCTGGGCGGCAGCAGGTTTAAACTCCTTCGCAATCGCATAGGCGTCGAAGGGATGCGAGTTATCCCAATCATTCATCGCCTTGTAATATGTAGATAACTGCGGGTCTGAAGCCGATATGCTTGAGGCAAAACCATACCGATCAATGGATCGTTGAAATTTTGGTTTGATAATATTGTTTATCAGAAAATCATTGGCTTCCATCATGTTGTTGGCTTGCGGGACCGTTCCCTTCCATGCCGTGATATCTGTATTGGTAATCCTTTGAGGAAAGGTCTGATGCAGAATCGAGCCCAATAGATCAGTCGAGAGTTTTTTGGCCTCCTCGACGGAGGGGGCGGCTGGAATGTTAATTTTCGCAAGGGTTTCCTGCGGAACGCCAAGCTGTTGAGCAAGAGCAGACAATTGCCCAAGCTGCTCGGTGAGCGGGCCAGATGTCCCGATAGCATGCAATTTTTGTCCGAGATTTTCTACTTCATACAACCCCAACCGCGAGGCATTCGCCTCGTCGGCTGCCTTCTCGAGTTCCCCATACCGCTGATGCACGACCTCAGGAGGGACATTAACATTTCCCACCTCAACGCTACCGTCATCGTTAATCCGAACGCCTGCTGGCGTCGCTTTCCCTGCCTTCTGCGCCGCGATCCATGGCGCGGCCCCAGTTGATCCGGGCGGGTAAGTGACGCTGCTTCCGGCCCCGCGCTGCTCTGCAGGTTTTTCCGCCTGTGTTTGTCTGATGGGTGCCTGCTGAGCTTCTGCTATCGCTCCAGCCGTTGTCGCTGCCGCTTGGGGCGAGCCCGGTATCGGTTCGACCATGCCAGTCGTCGGATTGATCCGCTGAAGATTCCCACCAAGCTTCGTAGCTGCAGCCGCCGCCTGCTGATACTCAGGGCTGAGCGGCATGCCCGGTTCCATTTTGGACAATTCGTCCACCCAGCCGGGGACCGGACGCCCAACCTGAGTGCGGTGGCTTACGATATCCTGCGCCCATTTGATGTCGGCCATCCGCGCCGAGGTCGTGGCACCAGACGGCATTGGCGCATCAACCGGAGACGCCGCGCCCGTCGGTTGGGCCATTGGTTGGGCGGCACCGGGAGGCTGACCGCCGAACATCTTGCGGTTGGCAGCAAGAAGGTCGGCGATCTCTGGATCTGGAGCGGCTTGCGCCACCTGCTGCGGCGCGCCGGCCGGGACAATGCCGTTCGTTCCGCCGGGGGTAGATGTAACGGCGGGAGAGGGTCGCCCAACAGCCGCAAGCGCGTCAGTCCCCGTCGCCGCAACTGGCCGTGTCGCTGCTCCATATCCTGCCAAAGCCGCCACCGCATCAGGCGCGGGCTCAAACGTATCAGGCGCATTTGCGGGAGGGGTAGCATTCGTCGCCACCGCACCAGGCGCAGGCATCGGCGTGGCCTTCGCCGCGGCAAGCGCACCTATTCCCGAGGCGGGCGGAGGAGCGGGAGGTTCCTGTCCGTTCTGCAACGCGAGATATTTCTGGGCGATGTAGCCGGGATAGGCCGCTGTCTGCGCTCCTCGATTGCCGCCACCAGGCCCGGCGAAATAGCTTCTCAGCGCCTCATCTGTCGGATCGACGTTCGCACCGGCTGCTTTGGCCGCCTCTGCTTTGGTCAGATTGTCGTTGAGGATATTTGCGGCGCCATAGATCGCCTGCACCGGATCGTAAGGATCGGCGATTTTATAATGACTTGCCGTGTCCGGCATGATCTGCATAAGGCCGCCGGCATTCGCTGATGATGTTGCGTTGGCCTTTCCGCCACTCTCCCCCGAGGCGATTGCCCGCAGCAGCATCGGATCGAGATTATTGAGCCGGGCGGCTTCCTCGAAATGGGGATCGAGTTCAGGGTCGAGCGGCGGCATTAGCGCCCCCCCTTCACATGCGCGGCCCATAGAGCATACAGCTTCGGGTTTGTCGTCTTCACCTGTTGGAGCCGGGCTTGTGCAGCGGCATCCGGCATAGTGGCAAGCTGTGCCCCAAGCGCATTAACATCCGCGTCGGTTGCGGGACGCGCCGTTGCCCCCGTGATCGCGGTAAACGATGTTCCCGGCGAGGACGGCGACGTGGCGGCTCTGGGGCCAGCCGGCGCTCCACCCAAACTTGAGGGGCGTGGCGGTTCCGGTGCCGCCTGCGCAAGCGCAAGCTGTGTCTGCGCCGACCTTAGCCGCGCCTCCGCAACCTGTTCCGGCGTTGCCCCTTGAAGCAATCGCGACGCGGCGATCGGATTGAACCCGGCCGTGTTTCCCGCAAGCGCCGTATAGGGATCAGGACTTGCCAGCAGTTTCGCCAAATCCGGCATTGCCGCCGTGTTCGCCGCCGTCGCCTGCTCCACCCCCTGCTGCAGCATCGGACCGCCGCGCGCCGCCGCGTTGATCTTGCCGAGTGCGCCAAACGGCCCCTCGTTGTGCCCAAAGTTCGGATCGAGCCCGGCATTCGAGAGTTGCGCGCCCTGGTAGGCGCCCAGCATCGTCGGATCGAGCGGATTGGTGCCGCTGATGATGCTCGCGAGGAGAGATGCGTCAGCCATTATGCACCAAACGGAAGCCCGAGAAGAGCGCCAAGGCCACTAAGGAAACCACCGCCAGACGCAGTATCGGCGGCAAGCGGAGCCGCCTGTAATCCAAGTTGGTCGGCAACCCCCAACGCTGCGCCGCCGCCGCCGAAGTCGGCCGCCGTTCCCGCTCCGGCACCGCCGCCGAAAATGTTGCCGAAGATGCCCGTCGAGCTAAACGGCCCCGTCCCCGACAGCGCGGCACCTCCCACGGTGCCGAGCCCGTTGAAAAGCTGATTATTGAGCGTGTTCCCCGCCGTAAACCGATTGGCCGCCGCCTGGTTCGCCACCTGTTGAGCCCCAACCACATTGGCGGGCGATACGGCTGTCGGAGATCCGCCAAAGGTCGGCAATTGCCCTGCCCACTCAAACCCCGAAAGCGGATTGAGCGTCGCCAGGTTCGATGCGGCGCTTCCCGTGATCCCAGTTCCCGTCCCGGCAAGCGAGGCGAGCGCCGTCAGAGGGTCTTGCCAACCCTGCTGCGCCGCCGTATTGGCAAACTGACCCGCCTGCCCGATCTCGCTCGCCCCCTGCGCTCTCGAAGCGAGCAGATCGCCGAGGATCGATTGGTTGGTCTGGTTGCGGAACTGCCCCGAGGTCAGCGCCTCGTTTACGCCTTGCTGACGACCTGACAATGCCTCGCCGAAGAGCCGCTGCTGCTCCGCCTGCCCGGCCGCCACAGCCGCGTCCTGCGCCTGCTGATAGGCGAGCGTCGATTGCCGTCCGAGGTCGCCCTGTGCCCGGCTATAGGCTTGCGTCCCTACCCCAATCCCCTCATCGGCCAACTGCTGCCTGAGATCGCTGCCCTTCTGCGCGAACTGTGGATCGAGATAGCCTGCCTGCGTATTGTAGGCCGCATTTTGGGCGTCGGTGACGGCCCTTCCGAAATCCTGCGAACTCGTCGGCAACTTCTCGAGGCCAGTGAAATCCAACGACCGGGTAAAATCGGCCGGGTTCGGGTTTGGCAGCGGACCAAGCGAGCTGAAGTCAAGATTCCGTTGAAGCGTCGGAGCCGGATTTAACGCGGCAGGGCCGATGTTTCGGAGCGCCTGGTCAATGAGCGTTCCGCCACCTTGTGCGCCTGACGCAACCCACGGAGCGCCTCCCTGCGCTTGTTGAGCTAGGGTGGCCGCAAGCCCGGTCTGCGCCCCATAGACAGGCGCCGTCGATGGATCGAGCGTTTGATTGAGGCTCCAGCGCCCGTCCGGCCCCTGCTCAAAGAACGACGTTCCAAGCGGTGAGGTCGTGCGGACGTTGTTGAGCGCCGACTGCGCCTGCGCGGTACCGATGTTGGCGTTGAGTTGCGCCCCCGCGACGGCACTAGGATTGGCCGATGGGGGCGCGCTCGTGCCACCCTTCTTGAACCGCCTACGTTCGGGGAACAGCTCGACCGCCGCGCCCGCGTATGATGTGCGCCTCGGCTCTAGCCCACGCATCCCGGTATGCCCATCTTCGCTCCCAACTGCCGCCATTCCTCCCGAAGCATGCCGTAGACCACGGCATCGTCGGTGGGGAACCCTTGGCGAATCACGCCTTCTTCACGAAAGCCGAGATGACAGAGGAACGCCCGACAGGGCTGGTTCTTGGCCTCGGTAGTAGCTGTTAAGCGCCGGCACCCTAATTGGTTGAACGGATAACCGAATATCACACCTAGTGTATCACGATTGCACCACCTTGGGGTAGTGCTCGCCATCGTCGCTTCGATCAACCCCGGATCGGAGGGATGATGCCAGTTGTTGTAGACGATCCCGGCGATCAATGCGTCGTCTCGCATGAACCCGATTGCCGCACACGGCCCGAAATCCTCGATACCAACCTGATCGCCCACCCATCGGGAAACCGCCGGGTCGTGTCCGTAGAGAGGGCGGATCACAACCCCACCCCCGGCTCAAGCAGCAGATCGGTGCGTACCCACAGGGTCGACGCCTGCGAATTGGCAACGATGCCCCAGGAAAACGACGCCCCCTCCCCGCCCTCGATATGCCAATCGGTATCGACAATCGGCTGCGCCGCCCCCCAGGTGAACGCGCCCCACGTCACCGAACCCCATAGCGGTCCCAGGGGCGCGGTCGTGATCGGCGTCACGAACGAGACAGACCCGTAATCGATCCCCACATCGAACGAGTAGCTGGCCCCGTTGTTGTTCGTTTCCACGATGACCCGGGCCGCCGTGAGCCGCTTCTTCAACGGCGTCCCGAAGTTCTGCCATGCTTGCTGGCTCGCCGCCACGATCGGGCGCGTGCCCGCCGCATCGCTGTCCGTAAACCCAACGGCAGCCTGGATGACCTCGCCCGCCGACTTCCCGAAATAGATGTTGTCGTCGAGGATCGCCCAGCAGAGGGCATTGAGGCCCTTGAAGCGCGACCACGACTGCAGCGACGTGTTGTAGACGTGCTGATCGAATGTCCCGTCAGGGTTCGGGATGTTGAAAATAAGGCGGGTGGCCGATGGATAGTAGATCGCCTGCCAGCCAAAAAGGTTTCCCCCCGCCACAAAGGCGTTCGTGACGGCCCCACTTATCTTGCTGCGCGGAGGCGTTTCGCCGAGCTTCAGGGCGATGAGGATCTTGGACAGCTGCAGATGATCGTTGTGGGTCGCTATGTAAACATCGCCGCCATAGCGCGTGATCGCCCGAGGGGAAATCGGCGGAGGGAGCACGTAACGGCCGACCAGCGCCCAGTTGTTGGGGTTCGTCGGATCGGTCCCCGTGTACATCAGGAGTTCGCCCGATGACATGAAGAAACAGGTGTAGGTATCGATCCCCGTTCCTCCGTCGTAGCTCAGGACATCAACCGCGATGAGGCTCCCGCCGTTCGCAGCAACCGTCGAGAGGTCGAAAAAATTGAGCGGCCCCGCAATCCCGTTGACAACGCCATACCAGAAGCCCGCATCGCTCCCGGTCCAGAAAAACAGGCGGTTATGGATGACCGTCACACCATAGAGCGCGCTTGTCGAAACGCCGGTAAAGGCGGCCGGACTGAGCGTCGCCCCATCGTAGACCTGCATCGGATCGAAGCCGTCTACGAGAAAGAGACGATTCTGGAATACGGCATTTTGCCAGCGGTTCGAGATGAAGCCGCTCCCGAGCACCGTGCCCGTGGTGCTGCCCATCGTAATGTCATAGATCGTTCCGCCACATGCGGCGACCATGCGGTTGACTGTGGCCGTCGATTCCAGAACCGCCAGCGTCTCCACCGGAGCCGAGCCATCCCCAATGGTCGCGAAATTGATCGACCCCTTCCGGATGCGGACGCCCCCGTAATCGGCGGTCCAGTTGTCCAGCGTGATCGCGTCCTGCGACTCCATCGCCTCAAACGGGTCGCGCGTATTCCACCCCAGATTAGGCGCAGGAACGCTCTGCGGCAAAGATAGCCGCCTGACGCCCCGTTGCTGGGTAGGGACCGCAATCACGGCGTCAGGATTTCCGTCTTGCGTTGGCCGGAAATCGCATTGGCCGAAACCAACCCATCCATCCAGGTTCCCACAACCGCATCCGTGAGGGTAACATAACCAAATGCGAGCCCATTGGTAAGCCCGACCCCCAATGCCGCGCTGGCATTGCATGCAGCCTGCACCGCCAGCCTCTCATCAGCCGTAAACCGATTGAAAAAATCTCCGGCGGTAATTCTGATCGGCTTGGCCGGCGTAACCGCTGGGTCCGGCGTATTAGGAACGGCGAGCCATTTCTGATATGCGACCCAATCGCGGTTGGACGTATTTTCGGGGATCAATGCCCCGTCAACCGTTCGTATCACGCCCTTCATTGGAGACGGAAGAAGTCGATATGCCGCCGTCATCAGAGCCTCGCATCCGCTACGAACTCAAAATTTATCTTGGGCGCAGACATGATGTCGGCCTGCAGGTACATCCCGATCTCCGATGCCAATGCCGATCCCGTGATGGCTCCTCCATTGGTCCAGCCACCGAAGTAATACGACACCACGCCAGCCGTGCCAGCCCCATCGTATATCGAGATCGTTGGCGTCGTCCGCTTGTTCACTTTCCAGAATGTCGTTCCACCGACAGGAGAACCCCCCGTATCGCCCGTAAATGTCACGTTACAGGCGCCCGCCCCCACGGCGGTTTGAAGGGCCACCCCATAGTTGTAGCTTTTCTCGTAATACCGCTGACAGAGAGCGAGATCCTCCGCAAAGGATCGCTGGATGAACAGGGACGGAGCGCTGCCAATAGTCAGGCTGACGCCAGCGATAGCAAACGTCGCCCCATTCGTCGACAGGAGCGTATTCGTGCATGAGGGCGTCCCAAAAAAGTTTCCCGTCACCCACGCATTGGCCGGGCTTTGAAACGTAGACCCTACGGCGAGAGCAAAATTCAGCAATGCTCCGGTAGCTGCCCCTGTCGTAATCCACCCGCCCGCGGTATCCAATGGAATTGGAACAAATTTCTGTTCCCATACCCCTGCGCTCGTAATCGCAATATCAAATGGATATGACCGATTGCCGGCGGCGTTCTGCAATGAGCCGCACATGGTATAGGATCCGATTGACGAAATAACGTAAAAGCTCAACACAAGATGGCGCGCCGCCGAAGTTCCTATAGCCCAATCCGTAATGTTGTTGGCCTCGATCGGCTGCGACACCGCCAGAAAATCACCGGCTCCAACAGCCGCCCCTGCCGTGGTTCCTATAAACAAACTGTTGCTGAATCCAAGCGGCGCATTTGTTGATTGTTGTCCACGAACCGTGGCGGCAGAGGAAAGCGTCGCAACCCAGCCGTCAATTATATAAGTAGCCGTTGCCGTGGGAACCGGGACATTCGCGCCTTCATGCTCCTGGTCTATCACCATGCCGGGATTGATCAGAATGTTGTTAGAGGTAGGCGAGGAAGTCGATCCCGACGCGCCGATAATCTGGTAGCGTATGCCGTCATAAACAACGAATACGGCCATCCCCGGCGTAAGCTCGCCTCCTTGAAGCGCAACGCCGTTTAGGGATAGATCCTTCGCGCCCGTCCCGTTGACGTTGAGCGTGGTCGGCCCCGTGTTGCCCAACCCAATGCCAACCGTGAACAGGAAGGCGCTGCCTGCGATCAACGCCAGCGGCGTGGCGATATAGGTGAGAACCTGAACGGAAGGAGTGCCGGTTGTTGCATGGATGGCGTTGGTATTGGCGTTGGCGTAGTTCTTCAGCGCATTGAAATCGGCCATGACCTGATCGGCATCGGCGGTCGTGCCGTTAGCCAGCGTGACCGGCAGAACAGCGGGCGTCGTGTTGGCGCCGATGAATATCATCAGTATGCCCCTGTCGCGATGCCAGGCAGCGCGAGGTCCGCGAGGCTGCCGATCTGCGGGTTGGTTCCCATCCCCGGCAACGGAGGCACCTGGCCCGTGTATTGCGGATTGTTCAGAAGCCCAGGCGGCGGGGGTGCAGGAGGCATTTGCGGATTAGGCATTGCCGCGCTCTGGCCCATCTGCGGATTGCCGAGCTGCCGCGCCAGGAGAGCCTGCTGGAGCAGGGGCGCGATCCCGCCACCGGCACCCTGATATGGGTTGCCCCCGGCTCCGGCCAGGATCGATGCGAGCGTGTTCATTTAGCCTCCTCCTGTCGAAGAGCCAACAGCAACCTGACAAGTCCACATGGCCCCAACGCAGGGCGGATGCAGCCGGGTTTGAGGCTGATCGGGAATCATCATATAGACGTAGCCGATAGCGAGGCCGATCAAGCAAGCGGCGGTGAAGCGCAGATATCGCATTAGCATGTGCCGCCGATGCCCCAATATATCCGCTGATTGTGACAAAGGGTATTGCGGATAGTTGTTGACCATGCCGCGTTGTCGGCAAAGCCGCCCTCGGCCGTTTCTCCAAAGGAACTTGTCCCTCTGCCGGCAAAGGACGGATTTGCGGCTGTCGTTCCAGCCCCGCCCGTTGTCCCCGCGGTTTCTGTACCGTCGATATTAAGTGTTGCGGCGTTCGCTCCTGCCACAGCGGAACCATTCGCTACATGGATGCCAGCCGAGATTGACACGTTAAAGCTACCTGTTGCCCCACCTAAATTGGCCGTTGGAGTGCTCGCCCATTCTATATGCAATTGTCCGCTGTTAGCGGTTATGGGAGCAAAGGCGGAACCCAAAGAGCGGCCCACA